ACAATCACATGGATGGACAACCGCAAGTTGATGGATGAACTGTGGCCGAAGTGGAGACTTGAGCCTGTATTGTCGAGCATCTTGAACGAGAAGTGGGGTCAACTGCATCAGGACAAACTGCAAAGTTGCATTCGCCAGCACCGTTTAGTGCGCGACTCAAAGCCTGATATATCAGCGATACACAAGGCGTACTGCGCTCTCATCCCTCAGAACCTGGTAGGCGAGCGCGAGGTTGAGCAAACCCGCAACGACCTACAGCGTTGCACACCGATCAGCCCTGAAGAGTTTGCTGAGTGGGATGTGTGGGCTGAAGCGATGTTGAAGAACGTGACAAACGAAGAACTGAAGCAAGTGCATGAGTTCATTGGTCATGTACCGGAGTCGCGTCGAATCCTCGCCGTTGCTGTTGAGCATGTCCGCAAGCCAAGTGTGAGATACGCGTGAGGTACGAGAGCAAACCAGTATTACTGCACATGAACGCACTTGTCATGTATTTGCGAGGAGAAGGCTTTACCGTTGGAATGACGCACACCGGATTTATTGCCATTGACTTGGAAGGTGTGGTGTTTCAAGTCAGCCCGTTCAGGACAAGCGCACAGATTCAGCACCCCATACACAAGCGATTTCGTGAGGAATACTCGCGCAAACTTCCGCAAACGCATTGGTTTGATGAGCGGATGGAAATTCTGATTAAGTGGGCAAACGACCCTAAGAGCAAGGAATGCACCCGAAAGATGTCAACATCAAGACGAACTGTGCAGGGGACAAACGCATGATGTACCCAACCACCCGCAACAAAGCCAAGATCCTCCGAGCGGTCATGTACTTGGAACACGAAGGTTTCACTGTCGGCCAAACCAGAACCGGGTTTGTTGCTGTTGACGATGACGGCATTGTCATCCAGGCAACCCCGTACCGCACCAGCGCACAGATCTTTCATCCTAAACTCAAGATCTATCGTGAGGAATATGCGCTGTACATACAAGAAACCCATTGGTTTGCTGAGAAACTGCCGCTGTTGACAGAGTGGTCAAAAGACCCAAACGCCAAAGAACCGCCGCGCATCATTGCCATGTCGCGCAGACCTGTACCGTCACGGCAAGGAACCGCATGATCCATACGCTTTGTGCCGTACCAATTGCTTTGATCTTCCTTGCCGCGTGTGGCCTATGGCTATGGTTCTTTGACGATTCATCTCCAGACTACTAATGCGACACACCAACCTACCTCACCATTTCTATGTGCAAGTTGACAACCAATACCTTGGCCCGAACATGCCAGCCGGCACAACGCCAGGCATGTGGCATGCGATCTACGCTCGACCCGGTCAGTACCTATCTTGCCATGTGATCCTTGCATCCGGAGCGCACTGGTCAGGCTTGCCGCTTCACGCGCTGTCAACAACCGAGTCCTTTGACCCTGACTTTGATGATTCCTCGCAGCCGTGGGGAGCAATGGGTAATGACATCGAAGCCGTGCAATTTAAGGCACTTGAAGGCTTGACTGTCAACGCGTTTCGCGCCGAGGTGTCAGGCATACACACAGGTATTGTGATTGATTGGGCTGATGGTTACTCGCAGTACCCCGCAGAACACAAGCCACTCAGCCTAATCATTGCTGACGAAGGTTACTTCTTGCTGTTGCCCAACAACCACTTTACCGTTAAGGACAAGCATTTCGTTGACACCAAGAAATACGTTGATCAAATGAAATTCTATAAAAGAGGCGATCTCGTATATTGGGAAACCGATTGACTTATATACTGACGTAGATGACGATAAACACTTACGACGAATTCAAAACGCATATCCGCGAGACACTTGAGTCGCAAGGATCTACACGCGGGGAACTTGCGGTTGCAATGGATAAAGCCGGGATACTCCGAGCGCACACGGTGAGGTGCTTGCTTGGTACGCCTGGTACGGTGATTGGTAAACGAAAGCCAGCATTCGACTCTGCGCTTGCCATTGCCGGCGCAGCAGGGTTCGACATTGTCCTGCGTAAACGCACATGATCATTAAGCGTATAGCCATCGTCGCTGTCAATGAAGACGGCTATCGCATCGGGCAATCGCATCACAACGCAAGAATCTCAGATTATGCAGTACAGTGCATAAGGGACGCACGAGAGGAAAGAGGGCTTTCCTACGGCAAATTAGCGTCAATGTTCAAATTATCAAAGTCCACCATACAGAAACTATGCAACTATGAAAGACGCGCCCAAATCCCTCGCGCTTACAAAAAAGTCACCCAGTACCTCTGTGATCAAACGACCAGTGGGACGGCCGCAGCGCACCGGAATCATGAACAACCCCAAGGCACTTGAGGTTCTCCAGTGGCTTGCAAACGGGGGAACACTGCTTGAGTTTGCCAAGATTACGGGCAACCCATGCGTTGCAACTGTGCATCAATGGAAAGACGAAGACGAAGATTTTAGTAGACTTTATAAGGTCGCGAGGGACAAAGGCCAGGAAGCAATGCTTGAGGAGTGCAAGACCCTGTGCGACACAGAGCCTACAGACGCAGTACAAGCCGCTTGGAGGCGTTTGCAGGTCGATACCCGGATGAAGTGCCTTCGGATGTGGAACCCCGCTAGATGGGCAGAGCGCGTTGACATGAACCATTCCGGTGGCATCAGCCTGATGGTGGCAACAGGCGTACCGGAACGATAATGGCTCGCACCGTCAGTTTGCAGTACAAGCCGCGAGCCTGGCAGCGGGCTTGCCATGTCAATAAGCGCAGGTTTACTGTGTTGGCACTTCATCGTCGTGCCGGCAAAAGCGAATATGCCATTATGGAATTAATTGACAAGGCGATTCGGTTCAAGCAGGAACTTGGCCTGTTTTTTTACGTTGCCCCGTATTTGAAGCAAGCCAAGGCTATTGCCTGGGCGCGGCTGAAACAGAAACTCGCGCCGCTCTTGCAAGAGAATGCGATTGACATCAACGAGGGCGACCTGCTCGTCACGTTCAAGCACAACGGGTGCGTCATTCGTATATTCGGTGGCGACAACCCCGATGCCATGCGTGGTGTGCGTCTTGACGGCTGCGTGATTGACGAGGTGTCACAGGTCAAACCGGAGGTGTGGAACGACATCATTCAGCCGGCGTTGTCTGACCGTCAGGGCTGGGCAATGTTCATTGGGACACCATCAGGCATCAACCTGTTCAGCGAGTTGTACTACCGCGCACAGTCGTTGCCCGATTGGAACGCCGCTCGGTACACGGTCTACGACACCCAGGCAATTGATCCCAATGAAGTCGAACGCCTGAAGCGCGACATGCCTGAGACTGCGTTTGCTCGCGAGTACTTGTGCGACTTTGCCGCCGCCGGCGATGACCAGTTGATCAGCCTGTCTGACGCTGAACTTGCAGCAAGCCGCGAATATACGGACAAGGACATTGAAGGATCACCACGCATTATTGGCGTTGACCCTGCGCGGTTCGGTGATGATCGCAGCGTGATCTTCAAGCGTCAGGGTCTTGTCGCGTTTCCACCCCTTGTGTACAGGGGCATTGACAACATGGAACTTGCCGCTCGCGTTGCGGCGGTCATGGAATCCTGGGAGCCGGACGCGGTGTTTGTTGACAGCGGTGCGGGTGCAGGAGTCATTGACAGGTTGCGTCAACTTGACTTCGACCCCATCGAAGTGCCGTTTGGTGGCCGCGCTATTCAACCCGATCAGTTTGTCAATCGACGCACCGAAATGTGGTGGGGCATGAAGGAATGGATTGAGCAGGGTGGCAAAATACCGAATGACGTTCAATTGAAACAAGAAATGGCAACGCCTGTGTATTGGTTTGACCAGGCTGGTCGCAAGGTGCTTGAGTCAAAGGACGAGATCAAGAAACGTTTGCAAGGTGGCGCATCACCTGACCTTGCCGATGCGCTCGCGTTGACGTTCGCATATCCGGTTCGTAAACGATCCTTATTCGACAAGTACAAGCGCAAGTCAACTGCAAACGAAGAGTACGACCCATACAAACATGTTGTCTAGTACCCGTATGCACGGTGTAGAGGGCTAATTTATGCTGACGATTCGCCGCGCAACAATTGACGATGTGGAGGTTCTTACGCATATGAGTAGGCAATTCCACAATTTCGCGCCACACGCAGCGATGATCAAAGCAACCGACACGGAACTGGAAGCCGCGATCCACGCGCTCATGGAACATGGGTGTGTGTTCGTCGCTGACCTCGGTGGTGTAGTTGTTGCCATGCTCGGCGCAATCATCAACCCCATTTGGTTCTGCCCCCGTGTCAAGATGGCGCACGAACTCGCATGGTGGGTCAACGAAGACGCACGGGGTAGCCGAGCAGCAATCCTGCTTGTCAAGGCGTACGAGGCGTGGGCAAAGGAACAAGGCGCACAGGTCGCCACAATGTCAGACCTGATGGTCAACACCACCGTGGAGCGGATGCTCACTCGGATGGGATTCCAGGCAAGCGAACGAACATACGCAAAGGAACTGTAATGCCACTATTTACATCACTTGGACTTGCTCTTGGCGCATCGGCAACAGCAGCAGCAGCAACCGGAGCAGCAGCAATCGGAGCCGGCGCAGCAGCCGCAGGTGTTGGCATTTCAGCAGCAGCCGCAATGCAGGGTCAAGCGGCTCAAGAAGACGCAATGCGTCAGCAGAAGAAAGCGCAGAACCAGGCAACTGCCGCAGCAGCATCACAGCAGCGTCAATCCGAAATGGCAATCAACGCTGCCAACCGCCGCTCCCCTGATGTCAGCAGCATCATGGCAGGTGCATCAAAGGCATCCGGTGTGTCAGGAACAATGCTTACCGGGCCGGCAGGTGTTGACCCGAACTCGCTCGCGCTCGGACGCAGTTCGCTGCTAGGTGGATAAACATGAGTCAATACACTGGCGACAACAACTCGTACGAAAACGCTC